CCAACAGAGTTTAAGTTTGTTGATGGTGAGTTCACAATTGTTAAGTTCATTGACCAGAATGGTCCCTTTGCTATCTACAAGCAACACTTCCTACAGCAGAAAACTGTGGGCAAGCGCTCGTATGTATCACTTGGGGCTAACGACCCACTATGCGTAAAGCTAGGCAGCAAGCCTGAGGACAAGCGAGCATTCACTATTGCAGTGGTTACTCCAGCAGGTGTTGTACGTCAGATGCTTATCGCAAGCCCACGCTTGTACAAAACATTGTACGCAGCAGAGTTCTCACCACAAGGTCCTTTGACCAAGAACTACTGGGCTATCAGCCGCACTGGAAAGATGCAGCAAACTGTGTATCACCTCAACGCAGTTAAGTCTCGCGACCTCATGGAAGACTGGGGAATCGATTCAGACATGGCAGAAAAGGGTGTTGCCGAAATCAAGCCGTTCGAACGTTCCGTTATCAAGGAACACACATGGGCGGAACTTGAAGAAATCGCCAACTCACTTCTCTAACAACTAGCGTTCTGGGGAGCCATGTTCTTAATCCCCTTTCTAATATGGCTCCCCAGACTCTTAAGGGGTATCAATTGAACATCATTACAACAAGAGAACAACTAGATGAGATGGTTGCTTACTATCTTAAGCAAGATGCTTTTGCTTTTGACGTAGAAACTGTTGGAGCAAGACGAGGAGTCCCAGTTGTCAACCAAGTATTATGGATTAGCCTTGCGACACATGGTCGCGGAGATGTTATTCCGCTGGGCCACCCAAATGGTGAGTTTATATCAGAGAGCTTCCCACTTACGGGGCAAGGAGAGAAGCGCGTTCTCGCGGGCTTACAGGCTAGAGAGAGCGATTACTCTCGTGACCGCAAAAAAGCTACTAAAACTTTCGGCCCACCTCCTGAACAACTCTTCCCAGCCGAAGTCTTTGAAGCATTAAAACCTTTATTTTTTAGCGACAAGTTAAAGGTAGGACATAACTTAGTCTTTGACCTATGTTCTGTTGCCAAATACCTAGATAAGCAGATACCTACTGGCCCTTACTTTGACACGATGGTTGGTTCATTTGTATATGACAACCGTAATAAAAATCGTTGCGGTCTAGATGACTGCTTAAAGCGAGAACTTAACTATGAGATGGAGAAGGGTGTAGGAGCCGAGGTTGAGGCCTACGCGTTTAGTGTTGTAGCCAAGTACGCATATCTAGATGCTAAGTACACGTTCCTACTATGGAAAGAAGTATCTAAAAAGATTACTGAGGCTGACCTAGACAACATCATGAACCTAGAGATGGGTGTCTTAGAGGTTCTATGCCACATGAAGTTAGCTGGCGCACCTATTGATACCGAGCAATTAGCTGTACTCAATACCCAGTTAGAGATAGATATAGAAAAAGCTAGGTCAGAAATTTATAAGATTGCTGGTCGTGTTTTTAATATCAACTCCAACCAGGAGAAGCAATACCTTTTATACAGCAAGAAGTCTGATGGCGGGCAAGGACTAAGCCCAAAGATTCTTACTGCAAAAGGTCAAGACAAAGAGATGAAAGGCATGGACCTTGACTACATGGATTACTCCGTGTCAGCCGAGGCACTAGAGCCTTACCGCGAGAAGAACTTGTTAGTACACGCTTTGCTTACCTACGCAGACTTAAATAAGTTACAGAGCACATACGTAATCCCATACCTGGGCGGTGACGTTGTTCGTACAGTTGGTGGTAAATCTAAAGTAGAGTACAAGGAAAGCCTATTAGTTGATGGGCGTATCCACGCTGACTTTATCCAACACGGAGCTGAGACTGGTCGTTTCTCTAGTCGTAATCCAAACTTACAGAACGTTCCTAACCCAGCAACGGCACACGGTAAGGCTATCCGCAACCTGTTCTACGCTCCACCAGGGTACAAGCTGGTTGTCGCAGACTACTCACAGATTGAACCACGCATCATTGCATCTATGTCTAAAGACCCAACCATGGTTAAGAACTATGTAGAGGGCGGAGACATCTACACGACTGTTGGTGATGTTATGAAGGTAAACCGTCAGGCTGGCAAGGTGCTTGTTCTATCTATGGCATACGGTGTGGGTCCAGATAAGATTGCTCGTTCTATTGGTTGTACCGTTACAGAAGCACGTAACCTACTAGGAGACTTTGCGGATAAGTTTAAGTCCGTAAACATCTACCGTATTAAGGTTATTGGAGCTACTAGAAGTAAGCAGTATGTTTCTACCCTCATGGGTCGTAAGCGTTACCTACCTGAGATTAACTCTAGAGACTTCCTTAAGCGTGGTGGCGCTGAGCGTCAAGCGTTCAACACACGCATCCAGGGGTCTGCCGCTGACATCATGAAGCTTGCTATGATTAGGGCTCATCAGATGATTCCTAAGGGGGCTAGTATCTTGTTAACCGTACACGATGAACTTGTTACTCTGACCCCAGATAGTCTTGTTGATGAAACTAAAGAGGCTATTAGAGAAGCGATGGAAGGCATTAACCTGCTAGAGGTCCCACTTATTGCAGATGTAAAGGTTGTCCAGCGATGGGGAGAAGCCAAGTGAGTTGGTTTAATCGTTTCTTTAAAAAAGATGGTGACCCAATTAATGTATCTTTTGAGAACTTTAAAGAAGAGATACCGCTAGGTACGCTAATGCGCTGGTATCTATACGATACAGATTTAGCTGAGCACCCTAACGAGTTAGCATTACTACTTGGTATGAACCCAGTAAGTGATGAAGGACATGAGCATGAAGAAGGCGAAAGCAACTCACGTTTAGATGAGATTGAGTACTTAATACCTTTTATATCGACTATTGCAGAGTTAGGCGCCGATGTAATTGTTGCTATGCAGGTAGATGAAATTAAAAAGCGAGAGCCTGACGGGTTGTTAGAAAAAGAAATTGAAAGAGAAACTGAAATGATGCATATGATGTATCGGATGATTGGTTTTTCAACCCTATTAGGGGGCTTGTCAAGCGCGATGAAAATTGGTTTAATAGCACCTGGGGAAGTTTACTCAACTGACCTGGCTTACAGAAAGGAAGAGGACGATGAGCAGTAATTGGTGGGCTAATAAATTAGGGGGCACACCTGCTCCACGGACTCAACCCGTAGCACCACAGCCTCAACCACAGCAACCCGTATATCAACAACCGCCTTCATACCCAACAGTTCAACAGACAGTTCCATTAGCAGAACGTTGTCCAGGTTGTGGAAGTAATAATTATGGTGGTGCAACACCTGAGTCTCGTAAGCGTTGTTATGATTGCGGTTATCCAATTGTTCAATCTGGAACAGGTGTTTCTGGGGTAAATGGCCCTAGAGCAGATGGTCCTGTACAATCAGCAAAGCAAGTACAAGCAGGCGGTTTTAACCCACAGACAATCATTGGACACATTTAATGCATGCAGAGCTATTAAAAGTATTAAAGAACATCAACAAGAAGTACGGAGATGACACCATCATCCTCGGGTCTGACATTAAGACCGATGTTGCTCAACGTTATACAACTGGCTCAGTATCTTTAGACGTTGCGCTAGGTGGTGGGTGGCCCGTAAACCAATGGCATGAGATTATTGGTGAAGCTAGTAATGGTAAGACCGCTATTGCATTAAAGACTATTGCTGCTAATCAAAAGCGCGACCCAGAGTTTACAACTGTGTGGGTAGCAGCAGAGCAGTGGGTACCGACATACGCAGAGATGTGCGGTGTTGATTCCTCCCGTGTATACGTAGTTTCAACTAACGTTATGGAGCAAGCATATGAATCTGTCATCCAGCTTACTGAAAGTAAAGCGGTCGATTGTATTGTTATTGATTCTCTACCTGCCTTGGTCCCTACAACAGAAAACGATAAGGAGATGGAGGAATCTACTGTAGGTCGTAGTGCCCTTCTAACTAATAAGTTTTTCCGCAAGGTAGGCAAGGCATCTAAGAGAAGTCTTACAGAAGAAGAGCGTCCATTTATTGGTATTGTTATTAACCAGTGGCGTTCAAAGATTGGCGTTATGTATGGTGACCCTCGCACTACTCCAGGTGGGCTAGGAAAAGACTACGCTTTCTTTACCCGCATTGAAGTCCGTCGCGATGACTGGATTGAAGTAGGCACAGGGCAGGATAAGCGCCGTGTAGGGCAGAGTATTAAGGCCAGAGTTATCAAGAACAAGTCAGCCCCACCATCACAGGTGGCTACCTTTGACTTTTACTTCTCAAAGGGCAACGGTTTGCATGCTGGCGACATTGATTTTGCTAAAGAAATCCTTGCTATTGGCATACTAAACAAGGTAATCAGTAGGGCTGGTGCCTACTACCGTTACGCGGATAGACAGTGGCAGGGTTCTGATGCTATGCTTGACGCTATACGGGAAGAAATTGATTTAAAAGAGACTTTAGAACGCGATGTACTTGACTCCATCAAGGCAGGCTCCAAACTGGTAGCCGAGAATGAGGAGTAAAGGACAAAAGGAGTCGAAGAAGCATGAGGACCGACTAGCAAAAGCTATCGGTGGTCAGCGTACAGCTGCCAGCGGTGCATTTTGGAGTCGTAAAGGTGATGTTCGGTCTAAAGACTTGTTAATAGAACACAAGTGGACTGGCAAAGCCACCGTAACCATTAAAGCTACGGTTCTAGAAAAGATTGTTACAGAAGCAATTCTTGACAGTCGGATGCCTGTCCTCGGTTTCAGTCTCAATAATGAAAATTACGTGATGCTAACTGAAGATGACTTTCTGGAACTACGCCAGAGACTTCAGGAGTTTATTGAGTGCACGAAGACATCGGACACGTAGAAGGCTGGAGACATAAAGCCAAGTGTCGCGGTATGGATACTGAGTTGTGGTATCCACCAAGAGATAAAGCAAAGTATAAAAAAGTAGCAACCGTATCTAAAGCAGTCTGCTTTGGTAAGGACGGTTTGCCAGAGTGCCCTGTACGTAAAGAGTGTTTGTTATACGCAGAGTCAATGGATGAACAGCACGGTATCTGGGGCGGCATGTCCCACCGTGAACGTAACGCGTTAAAACGTAAAGCTAAGAAACAAGGAAAGACACTTGAGGAGTGGGTGCTTGACCTTGATGTGTGATAGGGTCTGAATATGACACAACCTAAGTACAAGCCTTCGGGGGCATTAAAAAGTTTTGTAAATGCTGGTAAAAAACCAAGCAGAGTACTAACTTCAGTAGAAAGACATGTTCTTTCTAAACCAAAAGACATGAGTCGTCGCACCGACGTACTGCACCCATCAGAGATGGCAAGCGGTGAGTGGTGCTACAGAGCTTCTTACTTCCAGTTAAAGGGTCACTACCCCTTAGAAAGTAATCGCACTAACAGTCTTAGATTGCAGTCTGTTTTTGCTGAAGGACATGGTATCCACGCTAAATGGCAGAAGTGGTTCCAAGAAATGAACTGTCTGTATGGCAAGTGGTACTGCAAGGATTGTGACGAGTACTTCTTTGGTGGCTTTGACTGCCACGAAGGCCCGCTTGAGTATTGTGAAGTCCCCTTGTTCTACGAGCCACTACGCATCTCAGGTCATGCTGACGGATGGTTAGTAAACCTAGGTGACCCACTAATGCTAGAGGTTAAGTCCATAGGTATTGGAACTATCCGTTGGGAAAACCCAGAGTTAGTAGCACAACACAGCGGTAATATGGAAAAGATTTGGGCAGATATTAAAGAGCCTTTTGCTAAACACATTACCCAAGTCCAGATTTATATGAAGCTTGCTGAGTTATTAGAGTTGCCAGATTATCCAAGAGAAGCAGTGCTTATATACGAAAACAAGGCATCACAGGATGTAAAAGAATTTGTAGTACCTAAGTCTGATTTTGCTATTGCCCCTATGTTTGAGGCAGCAGCAATGATTATGGAAGCCATTAATACCAACACCCCTCCTGCTTGTAATTTAGACAAGTGGGGCGGATGTTCTAAGTGCGGAGGTTATAATGAGTGAGATAGTAGCAACAGGCATCAGCGAGATTGTCCTACAACAGTTGGAGTCCCAAGGGCTGCCATTAAAACGCTCAATGAACATCCAACCACCCGAGTTTCCAGCGGATATTACCCTGGTTGATGACCAAGAACTAATGGTTATGGCTGGTAAATATATGGA